TTTACTGGGGGGTGTCAGAGCAGAGGAAAGCCCGAACCGACGAGCAGGGTTGACTAATGGCGCTACCTACAAAGACATAACTTATGGCAAGGTCTACGATGAGAAGCAAGGCCATTACGTTTTCTACCCTCTTTACGATTGGAGCTATACCGATATATGGAAAGCAATCCATGACCATAAGTGGGATTACTGCAAAATATATGATGAGTTCTATAGATATGGCATAGCCCCATACAAGATGCGAGTAAGTAACCTACACCATGAAACTGCTGTTGATCAGCTTTTCTATCTGCATGAGCTAGAGGGTGACACTTGGAATGCTTTGACTAAGCGCCTAAAGGGAATCAATCAAGCTAAACACATGAAGAAAAGTGAGATGTTTAGGACAAGTGAATTGCCTTTTATGTTCAAGGATTGGAGGGAGTACAGAGACCACCTTTGCGGCAACCTAATTCAAGATGACGGAATAAGGGCAAAGCTAGAAAAGAAACATCTTTGGATGGACGGAAAGTTCCATGACATGAATAACATCCATGAAATGTATAAAGCTCAAATTTCAGGAATACTTGCTAATGATTTTGAATTTGCCAAGATTTCCAACTTTTTAGGTAGACCAGAGACAATTAACTTCCTTAAATTTAAGCGGGGGTTAGAGATAAACTGGAGCCGCCCAGAAAGAGACCTTAGATACATAAAACCACATCAAAGAGGCACAGTTAATGAGTGAAGTTCCAGACCAACCAATAAGTGAGGTTTTGTGGGTATCTGTTGAGGATGTAGAGCCAAATGACTACAACCCAAACTCAGTAGCAGGGCAAGAGATGAAACTGCTACACACATCAATTAAACATGATGGCTATACACAGCCAATCGTTACCATCTATGATGAAGAAAAAAAGAAGTACGTTATTGTTGATGGATTTCACAGGTACTTCATTTGCAAAAACAATAAAGACATCTTTGATTCAACTCAGGGTAGGGTTCCTATCGTTGTAATTAAGAAAGATATCAACGAAAGAATGGCCGCAACAGTCCGACACAACAGGGCAAGAGGCCAGCACTCAGTAAGCGGCATGTCTAATATGGTTTTCTCTATGCTTGACAATGGGTGGAAGGATGAGGAAATATGCAACCACCTAGGAATGGAACCTGATGAGCTGTTACGGTTAAAACATATAACTGGATTTTCTAAGCTATTTGCAGATACAGACTACAACAAAGCATGGGTAACAAAACACCAAATCAGGATTAAGAAAGAATTTAAAGATTCAGAAAAAGACAGACAAACTAATAACGGTTAGCACTATGAGCGAAAAATTAACGGAACATTTAAAGATAGCCATAAGAGATGAATTCGTTCATGGCTTTACCGACGAGCAAGGTATTAGGCAATACCCCACTATAGAGGCTTTAGTTAAAAAGCATAATGTTTCTAGGTCTACGCTTTACAGCTATTCTTCTGATGAGAACTGGCAATCTCAAAAGAACAAGGTGCAGACTGAAATACAAACCTCTATTGACGATAATAGAATAAAAAGAATAGTTTCTGATTCTAAGAGGTTGGATGATACGGCTATCCAGATAGCTCAAGCTATGCTTGCAAGGGTGGGGCAGAAGCTACAAAGAGCGCAACAAGATGAGAAGGTAAAACCTAACGATCCTAACGATCCTATTAAGCCGTTTGTTGAGGCTATTACAATACAAGAGCTACAAGCGGCATCTCACGTTGCTCAGAATGCACAGAAACTTGGCAAACTCGCCCTAGGCGAAGCGCAGGAAATTTCAAAGGTATCAGCAGATGTCAGCAATCCAGAAGCCTTCCACAGAGTTATGGAACAACTTGACGAGCTTGCGAACGCAAGGTCACAAGGCGGTAGCAAACCTCTACACTGAGTGGCTATCTACAGCTAGGCCGACACAAATAACGCCTCAAGGCGATTGGAATATATGGTTGATCTTAGCTGGTAGGGGGTGGGGAAAGACGCGCACAGGTGCGGCTGACGCTATGCTTTACGCTCTACGCAACCCTAATGTTCAAGTTGCTGTAATCACACCAACATTCGGAGATATCAGGCGGGTTGCTTTCGGGGGCGTATCAGGAATATTAAAAACTATGCCTGAGGGTTGTATGCTTGCGGGTAGAGGTCAAGGTTACAATTCTTCTGCCTCAGAAATACGCTTATTTAATGGCTCCATAATCTATGGCTTTTCTGCTACTGAGCCTGATCGGTTAAGGGGTCCACAGTTCCACAGGGCATGGTGTGATGAATTGGCGGCATGGCGTTACCCTGAAACTTTTGACCAGCTTATGTTTGCTCTGCGGCTAGGTAAAAACCCCCAGTGCATCATTACCACCACACCAAGACCAACGCCTTTAATCCGAAGGTTACTTGAAAGAAATGATGTGGTTGTTACCACAGGTAGCACTTTTGAGAATGAAGCTAATTTAGCATCCTCAACCCTAGCAATGCTTAAAGAAAAATATGAAGGGACTACGCTAGGCCGACAAGAACTGTATGCTGAAGTGCTTGATAACTTAGAGGGGGCGCTTTGGAATAACAGCATGATTGATGCGGCTAGGCGGCCTAAAGACACTAAGGTTGAGTTCACTAAAGTCATTGTTGCGCTTGATCCAGCGGTTACTGCTAACGCTGATTCTGATGAAACTGGCATCGTAGTGGTAGGAAAAGATGCGCTGAACAAGTATTATCTGTTAGATGATAGATCAGGCAAGTATACTCCTGATGAGTGGGGAAGGTTATCTGTAGAGCTTTTCTACACATGGCAAGCAAATTATATTGTCGCTGAGGTTAATAATGGCGGTGATCTAGTAGAAAGATTAATAAGAAGTATTGACACATCAGTGGGGTATAGATCAGTTCACGCAAGTAGAGGAAAGATGCTTAGAGCCGAGCCAATATCAGCATTGTACGAGCAGGGCAAAGTCCACCATCTGGGAGTTTATCCAGAGTTAGAAAGTCAGATGTGTACATACACAGGTGACAGGCCAAAACCCTCCCCCGATAGGCTTGATGCCTTGGTATGGGGATTAACTGAATTAAGCAAGTCACGCGGTGATATTGCTTGGAGAGTTTCATAATGGCTATATTTGATAACATATTTAAAAGAAAGGCTTTACCAGTAAGCACTAAAAACTCATCTATGGTCGGTTATTTTGGCGTAGGCACAGAGCAATCTAAAAACTACTCATATACAGAATTAGCCTCAGAGGGCTATATGAAAAACGCTATCGTGTATCGGTGCGTTAATGAGATAGCCAAGGGCGCGTCAGGGGTTCCGTTTAAAATATGCAATGCTGATGGTGATGAGTTAGACGCACATCCAGCTATAGACCTAATGAGCAGACCCAACCCGCTACAAAGCTACTCTGAGTTTATGAACGCCTTATTCGGCTACCTCTTATTGTCTGGCAATAGCTATATGCTCAGAGTCACAGGGATTAGCAACGTACCAAAAGAAATACACTTACTGCGTCCAGATAGAATTGTAATTCATGGCGGCAACAGTGCAATGCCTAGCAAGTACGAATATAAGATCAATGGGCATACCGAGGCTGTTTATGATGTAGATCAAGAAAATGGGTTTAGCGATCTAAAGCAGGTAAAGCTGTGGAACCCGCTAGATGATTTCTATGGTTTGTCCCCATTGAATGCGGCCGCTGTTGAAGTGGATCAGCACAACCTATCAAGCAAGCACAACATTAATCTATTAAACAATGGAGCGCGGCCATCAGGGGCAGTTATATTTAAGCCTAAAGATGATGCAGGTTTTGCAGTCAACCTAACAGAAAGCCAGCGACAGCAATTACTCACTGATCTTAACAACCGCTTCCAAGGGACGGCAAATGCTGGTCGACCTATGCTGTTAGAGGGTGATTTTGATTGGAAAGAGATGGGGCTTTCACCTAAGGATATGGACTTTATTAACCTTAAACACATGAGCGCAACCGATATTGCTATGTGTTTTGGCGTTCCCTCGCAGTTAGTTGGTGTCCCAGACGCACAGACGTACTCAAATGTAGCAGAGGCGCGGTTAGCTCTATATGAAGAAACCATTATCCCGATGCTGATGAAAGTTCAGTCTGATATTAACGAATGGTTGATGCCTCAGTTTGATGAAGATATTTACTTCAAGTTTGATACTGATGAAATACCTGCCCTATCTGAGCGCAGAAAAAGAATCTATGAGAATGTTATTGGTGCTGTACGCGAAGGTATCATGACCCGAAACGAAGCAAGAGAGCGCTTAGGGCTTAATACTATAGATGGCGCTGATGGCTTATTAGTCAATGCTAGTTTATTCCCGCTAAATGAAGGGCTACCAGATGCCCCTGTAGAGGAGGACGATGGCAAGGACTTTGCGGTATATGAATCGGCAAAGAAGGGCAAACCCGCTAATAAATAGGCTTTGATTGATGGGTATTTACCTACGGATTAAACAGCTTCTTGGATTCAGGCAAGGTGTAGTCAACGCTAGGCGCTACGCTGTCCAACAGGCTAGGATGAGAGATAACCTTAGTCGCGGTTTTCAAAAGAAGCTAGAGACGAGCTTTAACAAGTCAGTCAATATAGTATCCAAGCAAATAGAAAACAATGACCCCATAGACAGTGGGGTTTTAGTCGCTAACATTGAGTCTGAGGTAACAGCCGTTATCTCTGCTCAGTTAAGCCGCGTATTCCAAGTAATCTTTGACTACAACGACCTAGCCTACAACCGAATAACCCAGAAAGCGGCTGATGATGCCTTTATGTTTGGTAGATCAATAGCCTTTGAGGAGGCCGTTGCTCTGTACTTTATCAACCGTGAGAGCTTCATCAGTAGCATTTCACGCACACAGGGCTTGCTTATCTTGGCATCTATAGAGAAATTACGTCTAGGAGACGCAACTTTAGTCCAGATAGCCAAAGACCTAAGAAAGAACTTTAGGCCAATCAATAGGAATCGTGCGGCACTTATCGCTAGAACTGAGACGCACAGCGCGGCTGGCTTTGCCCACCAAAGGTATCACAAGAAGGTAGGTGACAGTTATGGTGTATCAATGCTCAAGCAGTGGGTATCAACAGGGGATGGTCGGACTAGAGAAACCCACAGGATGGCAAACGGTCAGCAGGTCACTATGGATGAGGATTTTATTATAGGCGGTAGACCCATGAGCTACGCTGGAGATCCAAGAGGCGGTGCAGTCAATGTATGCAACTGTCGGTGTGTCGTGATCTATGTTGATGCTAGAGATTCAGTAGATGATGACTTTGACCCT